CGGTTCGCGATGGGGTTGGTGGTTCATGTTTCAGGAATGAATTTGTATGTGAAGGCAAAGCGTCTGCATCAGGCGTTTGTAGATGCGAAGGCAAAACGAGTGATCACCGTATGCGGTGGTCTGATAATCGACAGCGAATCTGGAGAATGGAGCGACTATGTACCTGCTTAACGAAGATATTGATTTCTCGCAATACATGGAGGAGACCGACCACAAGCAGAAGATCAAGCCTGCCCAATTGTGGGTGACAGAGCTTGAGGAGGAGTTGGTCAATCCACCTATCGACCGTAGCGTTGCTATGCCGTGGCTAGAGACGCAAGGAACCTTTGCGTTTCGTCCCGGTGAGGTGACCGTCTGGGCGGGAGCCAATGGCGGCGGTAAGAGCCTGATGACAGGTCAGGTTGCTATGGGTCTGATCAAGCAAGACCAGCGTGTTTTGATCGCAAGCTTTGAGATGAAGCCCAAGGTATCGATCAAGCGGATGATGCGCCAGTTCGCAGGTAAGTCGCTGGAGTCGGTTAATTACCACGTTGCCCCAGACGCGCAGAAGCGTGAGGCTTACGGGCGGTTCAAGATATTTGCTGGCGAAAAGCTTTGGTTCTATGATCAGCAGGGTACGGTCAATGCCAAGCAGATGGCGGCGGTCTGTCGCTATGCTGCGGTCGAGATGAACATGAACCATATCTTCATCGACAGTTTAATGAAATGCGTATCAGGAGAGGATGACTACAATGCTCAGAAAGCGTTCATCGATGAGCTTACTGCTATTGCCCGTGATCATGATATTCATATCCATCTCGTGCATCATATTCGCAAACTACAAAGTGATGAAGCTCGTCCATCAAAGTTTGACCTCCGTGGGTCGTCGTCTATCACAGATCAAGTGGACAATGTTTTGATTCTCTGGCGCAACAAGGCCAAGGAACACGCGATCCAGCAGAACAAGGAAGTAGATATGAGCTTGCCTGACGCTATGCTACTGTGCGAGAAGCAGCGTAACGGCGATGCAGAGGAGTGGTATTCGTTTTGGTATCACGGTGACAGCCAGCAATTTATAGACAGGCAGGGCGCTATGCCGATGGACTTCGATGCAAAGGGAGATTTTTGATGAGGGGCAAGGCACTGATGAGTTCCGGCATCGTTGCCTTGTCCGACAAGTTATCCGCTGGCGTGTTACTGACCGCGATCTTGCTCACCAATTTCTCAATGGGTGGACGAAGGATGGCAAATGGGTTCCCGGCTGGAATGAGCTCCATCCGAAATCGATACTTGAACGTGATATTCGCGCCCAGTGGAAGCTTGGCAACCGTGGAGAGAATGGTGATTGGAAATGATTGTTGAGTTGCCGTTCCCGCCTAGCGTGAATACCTACTGGCGAATATTCCAAAACAGGATGATCATCAGTAAGGCTGGGCGGGAGTATCGCAAGGCGGTGCAGGACTGCATCATGTTGCAGAAGGCGAACAAACACTTAGGCGGAAACATATCGATAGTGATCGAGGCGTTTAGGCCAGACAACAGGATCCGCGATCTTGATAATTTGCTTAAAGCTTCATTAGACGGACTGGTTCATTCGGGCGTGATAATGGATGATTCTCAGATACAAGACTTGAGAATATTTTGGGCAAAAGATAAGGGTGGCAAGTTGCTCATAAGCGTAGAAAGAATATAAAGAAGGTGATCAATTGTGTTGGAAAAGAATCAGGGGTCGGCAGTGCCGAAGTGGTGTACGAACTGCCAGCAGAGGAAGCCAGTTAGTGGCGGTGAGCAGGTAAAGTTTGCAAATGGTCTGAGACAGCGTTGGGTGTGCGAGCAATGCTTACAAAGGAAAAAACAAAATGGACGAATTTGATTTAATGATAGCGGTAGCGGTAGCGATTTTTGGCGTGATTTGTATGTTCGCTGTATTTGGGTTGGCTCACGCTTTTCTTTTGTGGTTAGGTTAAGCCATGAACGAAGATACCGTTGATCTGCCAAGAGACATCGATCCTCATAGAGCCGTTGATCGCATCATCATCAACAGCAAGAAGTACGCAAAGGCCAAGGCCGAGCGGATCTACATGGAAGAGTACCGCAAGAGCTTGAAGGCGATCATCATGAAGCGTTCGCTAGAGTCGAGCGTTAATGCCCAAGAGCGCGAAGCATATAGTGACCCAGAGTACACCGATTGGCTGAAGAAGCTCCGGATCGCTATTGAGGTCGAGGAGCAGTTACGCTGGGAGATGGTAGCGGCGCAGGCAAGGGTCGAGGTCTGGCGGTCGCAGGAGGCTAGCAATCGGGTTGAAGGGAAACTCACTCTGTGAACAATAAGCTCAACGCAGCCGAACGCAAGCACCTCCTGCGGGTCAAGAGCCTGCCCTGTTCGGTTTGCAATGCCCCGCCCCCAAGCGCCGCCCACCATATCAATCAAGGCCAACAGTACACCACCGTGGCGCTCTGCTACGACTGTCACCAAGGGTCGATGATGGGCTGGCATGGGAACAAGCGGGCATGGGCTATCCGCAAGATGGACGAGCTAGATGCCTTAAATGTAACTATCCAGCGGCTCCTGACCGATGGGATGTCGTTGGAGAGGGATACCGTACCTTTTTAAATTATTTTGCAAAAAGTTGTTGACAGGTCGTTTAAGCTCAAGTTACATTACGCCTACGGTCACTTGAGACCGGACAGCGAATAAGGAGCGACACCATGAAGAACGACCTCAACACCATCGACACACTCGGCACACTCTTGGCTCAGATCGCCGATCTGGAAAAGCAGGCCAGCGCCATCAAGGACGACCTCAAGGATTCGGCTACTGCTCCCGGCGGCAGCAAAGTATTCGAGGGTGACCTGTTCAAAGCTACCGTGGTCGAGTCAAACCGCAGCACCATCGACTGGAAGCAGTTGTCTGCTGACCTCGGCATCAGCGCCGATGTACTCGCCAAGTACACCAAGACTGCTGCTGTCTTCGCTGTCAAAGTCACTTCACGTTAATCAGGAGCGAATCATGGAAAACTTTCAAGCAATCTACGATGAGGCACTGGCTGCTGCTGTTAAGGCTGAAGCAGATTACATGGCGCAATACGGTGAGCCAATGTACTGCGGCTTTGCATGGGTCGAAATCCCAAATGGTCGCAGCAAGTTTGTGAACTGGTTGAAGAAAAACAAGATCGGTGACAAGCACTGGAAGAAGGGCTGGCAGATCTGGAACCCGGCAGGTAACTTCACCCAGTCGATGGACATCAAAGAAGCTGGCGCATATGCTTTCGTAAAAGTTCTGCGCTCGCATGGCATCGACGCAGTGTCGGCTTCCAGAGCAGACTGAGGGGTAGCATGAAACAATTCAAAGTCAATAAAATTACCGACGCGATTGATGATCTGTCGGTGAAAATTCAAAAAGAGGCAATGATGGAAAACGAACAAATGGAAGCGGCAGCGGTGGAAATTTCGATGTTCAACAGTGGTTGTGACTTAGTGCTTAGTCACATTGAAAGACGGATTGTTGAGTTGGAAAGTGAAAACGAGCCGGTCGCCGACAAATACGAAAAGCTCTTGCGGTTGATCGTAAAAATGCGGGCAACGGTGAGCAGGCATACCGCACCGAAGGCGGAGGAGCCATCAATTATGGTTCCAGACCAGCAGATCATCATAGCCAGCTAACTTGGGGGCGAAACTGATCACGGGAAGCCGTGAGCGACGAACGCCCAGCCGGAGGTGGCGTGTAACGCTGGCATGGGGGGTGGGGGATGTCTCCTGCCCCACCGAAAATAATTGTTGACGAGGTCAAATAATCTAATATATAGTTACATCACTGCAATGTGCAGGACAGCGAATCAGGAGCGAATCATGGTTGACTTTGACGATCTGGAAACACCACTGGCAGCATTCAAGACTGCCTCCACCCCTACCAAGACGGTCTACGTCGAGAACTGCAAGAAGTGCAATGGCGCTGGTCGCGTGACCATCGGCTACATGAATCCCCGTAGCGTGGTCTGTTTCGGCTGCGACGGCGTTGGCAAGCACGAGTTCAAGACCTCCCCAGAGTACCGCACTAAGGCCAAAGCATCCGCCCAGAAGCGCAAGGAAGCCGCTCAGGACGCGATTACCGCTCAGGTGGCAGTCTGGGTCGAGCAGAACCCTGCGGAGGCCGCATGGATCGATTCTGAGGCTCCACGCTTTGAGTTTGCCCGCGCCATGCAGGATGCCCTCAACAAGTACGGCTCCCTGACCGAGAAGCAGATGGCTACCGTCCAGCGCCTGACTGCTCAGTCTGCCGAGCGCCTTGCGAAGTGGGCTGCTGAGAAGGCCGCTACTACCGAGGCTGCTCCGACCGTGACCGTCGAGAAGATCGAACAGGCATTCACTAGCGCCAAGGAGAGCGGCATCAAGTACCCACGCCTGCGCCTCGACACATTTGTCTTCACTGCTGCCCCAGAAGCTGGCAAGAATGCAGGCGCTCTGTACGTCAAAGAAGGCGAGGAGTACCTCGGCAAGATCCTCGGCGGCAAGTTCCTCAAAGTCCGTTCCTGCGGCGCTGAGACCGAGTCCCGTGTTGTGGCTGCTGCCAGCAATCCAGAGGCTGCTGCTGTGGCCTACGGCAACCGTGTTGGCTCCTGCTCCTGCTGCGGCAAGACGCTGTCCAACAAGGCCAGCATCGACCGTGGGATTGGCCCCATCTGCGCCGACAAGTACGGCTGGTAAAAATATTTAAAATATTTTGCGAAAAGGGGTTGACAGCCCCTGATCGTTTAACCTAAGATTACATCACTGACACGTTGTCAGGACAGCGAATTTAAGGAGCGAATTATGAACAAGCAAATCACAATGTACGGCTGCGACATCAACGAATTTGTGGCCTCGGTCAAGGACGGCATCACCTACAAGCTGTCCGGCGCAAACATGGTCGTGGCTGGCCTGATGTCCGACGCGCAGGAGATGATGGCTCACGGCGACACCGAGAGCGCCCGCCAGACCCTGAACCAAGCCAAGCACATCCTGTTCATGATCATGGACGGCGAACTGGTCGGCACTGTCCCCCGTTAAAAATATTTGCAAAAGGGGGTTGACACCCCCTAACTGTTTAACCTAAGATTACATCACTGCACTTCGCAGGACATTGAATAAGGAGCGAATCATGTTGCACTTCCAAGTAAACGCAGAGAAAGAAATCGTCGCAGTAGCCACCGAGTACCCACAGGGCGAGAAGCAGTGGGCATCCAACAGCGCCGATGGTTCGGGCTGGATGACCCGCCACGACTTTAAGTCGCTGGATCACGCAGGCGAGATCGCTGCATCGGCTACAGAGGCCACAGGCAAGCTCTACCTGCCCGTTGACAGTGGTTCCGGTGTCTGGCCTCGCTTTGACGTTATCGAGGCTCCAATGGTCGGTGACAACGTCTCCTACGCCTTCAATGGCGACTACTACCCATGTGGTCAGATTAAGTCGATCAGCGCCAGCTTCCGCCTGATCACCACGACCGAAGGCCAGAAGTTCTACCGTCGCAAGCAGTCTGCTAACTGGAAGTACAACGGCGTATGGTCACTGGTTGACGGTCACCACAGCGAACTGAACCCGAGCTTCTAATCAACCCGCCCCGGTTCGCCGGGGCATTTTCCGAAAACTCATCATGAAAAATACAGCCCCAGTTTCTTTGACAGAACCCCCAAAAGATGTTGATTGGGAATTTGAGCGCCGCGAGGAAGCCCGCCTTGACGCTATGTACGACGCACGTTGCGACCGGGAGGATGACGATGCTTGAGTTCTGCGACTACATCATGAGCCTGATTCGCGATAACCTATCGCAATTTTGTGTCTTGGTAGCTAATGATGCCGACGAGCATAAGATGCTGAGGGTTGTTACGCGAATGAAATACGATTTGAACGAGGACGGCTCGCTGTCCAGCACAAGAAAGATCATGCACGTTACCGATAATTACGGTACTCGCTACCGCATAACCGTAGAGGTAGAACGATGAATAAGTTCTTCAGGATCCTGACTTTTATCCACTTGGCTATGGTGGTGGTCTTTACCATTGTGATGCTGTACTTCCTGACCCACTACCAGCCGCCGCCTGAGCGCAGGCTGTGTGGCTTGGAGGAAATCAGCCCAGACATTACCCAGAAGGAGCGCGAGCAGTGCAGGCAGATGAGGGGGCATAAGTTATGACAGAAGACTTTAATAAGTGGTGGAACGCTGACCAAGGTTATGACGGGGTTACGAATCCTTACCGCTCTGACTCTGCCGTTTATTGGGCATGGGAAGGATGGCAAGCAGGAGTGGAAGCAGAGCGCAAAAAGTTTTGCTCAGATTTGGCGGCACTGCATGATGTGTATAGCTTGCAAAGCGTTAGCAGTATCCGCGCAAGGGGGCAGGGATGACTGTCATAGACCTTGCCACAAAGCGACAACCCGTCACTTACACCTTAGTGATTACGCATCACTGGGATGGGCATTTTGAATTTACAGTGCTTGATGTTGCTGATGATGAGCGCAGTCAGGAGGCGGTTGGGTACGCATTAAAACAAGCAGCAGCGGCATGGGATCGCGCAAGGGGGCAGGGATGAAATGCGACAGATGTGGCGAAAAGAATCCGGCTGAGATACATACTTGTACACCGAAACGCAAGTGGCAAGGGCTGACGGATGAGGAGTACGAAGCAATGTCGGAACACTATGTGACCAACTGCTATTTCGACACCTTAAAATATGCCAGAGCCATCGAAGCCAAGCTGAAAGAAAAGAATGCTTAAAAAACCAAGGCATGACACGCACTGGGAGGCTACAATCAACGGCTACCGAATTGGCGTGATGCGGGTTATCAACAGCATCAACAAGGGCGAGGTGGAAGAGGAGGAGCTTGAGAAGCTAAACAATTTCGCCCAGTTCGCGCTTGCATTAATGGAAATATCCGGCTCAGAGAAGTGGGAACGAGCTAAGATGAATGCCGAGATGATGAACTACCTGAAAGAAAAGCCATGAGCTACGTCATTGCCTCGCTGCCGCCAATCAAATGCTTTGTCCGCAGGGAGTTCCTGTACAACCACGAGAAGGGGCATGGCGAGCTTGAGCCAGCGATCTGGGTGAGCATCAAAGCCCTGCGTGGTCAGGTGTTCCGTATAGAGTCTCTATTGCCCCGCTATGGCGCTTTGTACGACAAGCTACCCATACACGCCTATGTGTGGAAAGAAGGGCATGGTGACCTTCCTATCGATTTCCTACAGCTATGGGACTGCATGGGCTACCGCTTTACTGTCCACGAGAAGATCGGCCTGCGGAACTTGGGCGTGAAATTCTTGGGCAAGGACAAACAATGGCATCATGGCAACTACTTGTTTACGGTGGACTTCTGCGCTGATGGCATGGAGGTGGACACTGGATTCACTGAGCAGGCTGAGGAGCATAAGAGCTTCAATTTCATTAAGCTGGAGAACGGGCAGTTTGCCACGCAGCCGAACAACCGTTGCTTGTGGTATGACCAGAGCCTTGTGCCGAGTAAGGTAAAGTTCCCCGACTTCCAAGCGGCGAGGGATTTCTACACGGTTGACGGGTCGAGGAAGTGGGCTGCGGGCGGTGATTGGTTCTACAATATTGAAGAAAAAATCGACTAATTACAGCCTGTTTGTCAAATACTGAGTTACAATTATTCGGTTGTCGCGGGCGAGAGCAGTACGAAGCTACCCGGGTGGATGACTGTAGACGCGACAACCAACACGCATGGGTATTGGAGCCTGAGTCCGCAAGACTTGGTAGGCTCGCCAAATGAGAGCCAGCAGTCCTAGGAAACTCTGGATGAGGCGAGCTAGATAGCCAGTACCCAGCCGTGTTGGTGTTGCTTGGTATTAACTTAGCCATCGGACTATAGACCCCGAGAGAAGCCGCACCAACAACCAAGACGCATGAGGATTGGGAGATGCACCTCAAGCTATGCTCCAGTTTACCCTTGTGGACTAACTGGGTACTAGTCCTCAGCCGTGTTGGTTTGAATGCGCTTGTGGGTAATGACCGGAGGGCAACCGTTCGGGGCTAAGAGCCAACAACCAAAACATAAGGAGATTGCCATGAGCGGCAAACTGAAGGCGAACTACCAGACAGGCGAAGGGCGGGTACTCCTGCCATTTGAGTTCCACGACGCTGATGCCAAAATCCGTGAGGCTTTGCTCAAGGACTGGATCAACGGTCTGATCGACGAACTGAATCTATGCATGATCCCAGCGAAGCCGCAGGAAGATGTTGCGGAACTGGAAGACATCCCGCTGCCCCCGCACGATAAAATTACACAGACGCAAGTAGAGGCCGATAAGTGATTATCAACGAGACCGCAATATCCCAGATTGGGATCATCTACCATCTAAGGGTAGGCGAAGGCCGCTTTGAGGTGATAACCGGAATCAACTTCAAGGCAGGGATGCAGGACGAGTTGATCGCTGAAGACGGTAAGACAGTTGCCCAGATGCGCCGAGAGGATCTGCATCAGAAGCTGGACGCATGGCTAGATAGCGAATTAGTTGAAGATGCCTTATAGTTCTGGCAAACAAACTACCGGAGACTGATATGTCCGAGCCATCCGACGATATTGCGCCAAAGCAAGACAAACCCCGAAAGAAGATGGGGCGACCATCCAAATACGCACCAGAGATAGCCGCAGAGATATGCGAGAGACTAAGTGACGGAGAGCCATTAAGACAGATATGCCGTGATGAGCATATGCCAGCGTGGACGAGTATCTATGCTTGGGCTGCTGCCGATAAGGAACTATCTGAACGCATCGCGCAGGCGCGAGAGCAAGGCTACGACGCTATCGCCGAGGATCTGCTCCAGATCGCTGACACGCCGCTGATAGGCGAGGAGGAGACGAGTAGTAATAATGGCCTGACGATTACCCGCAAGGATATGCTGGGTCACAGAAAGCTTCAGATCGAGACGCGCTTGAAGCTGTTGGCTAAGTGGAACCCCAAGAAGTACGGCGACCGCCAGATCGTTGCTGGTGATGCTGATAACCCGTTGACCGTGACACCAGAGGCATCGTTCTTCAAAGACCTGTTGACCAAGATGGAGCAGGCTGGGAGGGGTAAGTGACGGACGAGAAGATAGTCAGCCTATGGCTCAACTCTAACCATTGGGACATCACAGGCTTTAGCCGGACGATTGCTGACCTCCGCAGCTTCACCAGTACGGTAGTCAAGGCTGACCGTGAGGACGTTGCCCTGTTGGTTGAGCAGATGGGCATCGAGGGCTACGGTACGCTGGCTATCGCTGCCGCCATCCGGTCAGGTGAGACCCCAAAGCCGGTGGAGACATCGTCGCCCGCCGAGAGCCGTCGCAAGGCGAACAGCCCTTGGACTGAGCCGGGATACTAATGACTGACCTGAGCATCCTGAGTGACCCGGCAATTGTCGAGAAGTTCTCGATGCTGCCCCGTCCCCAGCAGGTTGCTTACAAGTGGCGCATGGAGTGGCTGGCAAAGGCTCACGCGCACCAGATCTTGCCGCCGGACGAGTGGTGGGCGATCTGGCTGCTGCTTGCAGGCCGTGGAGCCGGTAAGACCCGCGCCGCAGCCGAGCAGCTTGGCTGGTGGGCATGGACAGAGCCGAACACCCGCTGGCTGGTTGCCGCGCCGACAAGCTCTGACGTATCGTCAGTCTGCTTTGAGGGTGAGTCCGGCCTCCTCAACGTGATCCCAGCGGATCTGATTTCAGACTACAAATCACAGAAGCAGGAGATATACCTGATCAATGGATCGATGATTAAGGGCATCCCTGCATCCGAGCCTGAGCGGTTCCGAGGCCCACAGTTCCACGGCGGCTGGTTCGACGAGCTAGCAGCTTGGGACTACCTGCAAGAAGCGTGGGACATGATCCAGTTCGGTATGCGACTTGGCACAAGGGTGCGACAGATCGCCTCGACCACCCCGAAGCCCAAGGAATTGATCAAGCAGTTGATCAAGCAGGAGGGCAAGGACGTTGTCATCACCCGCGCCTCGACCTACGCCAACCTCGACAACCTCGCGCCCCAGTTCAAGGAGCAGATCCTCAAGTATGAGGGGACGAAACTCGGCAGGCAGGAGATTTACGCCGAGGTGATCAACCCTGAAGAGGACGGCATCATCAAGCGTAGCTGGATCAAGGTATGGAAGGCTGACAAGCCGCTGCCTGAGTTTGAGTACATCATCATGAGCCTTGACACGGCGTTCACCGAGAAGACCGCAGACACCAAGGGCGACCCCGACCCGAGCGCCTGCTCAGTCTGGGGCTATTTCAAGTATGACAAGAAGCCTGCCATCATCCTGCTTGACTGCTGGGAAGAGCATCTTGGCCTGCCTGACCTGATCACGAGGGTGAAGCAGGAGATGAACGTCCAGTACGGTCAGGGCGACATGAAGCCGGTGATCGCGCCGCTGGTTGGCCCCAAGTCATCCTATCTGGTCGGACGTAAGCCTGATCTGGTTTTGATCGAGGACAAGGGGTCAGGTATCAGCCTGCGCCAGATGCTGGCTCGTGAAGAGATCCTTGCTTACCCGTACAATCCCGGTCGTGCTGACAAGCTTGCGCGACTGCATATGGTGTCGCACATATTTGCACATGGGTATGTTTGGGTGGTAGAGTCCGAGAAGCGACCGGGTCAGATCAAGACTTGGGCGGAGCCGCTTGTCTCGCAGCTTTGCAGCTTTACGGGTGAGAAGTCGATCAAGCACGATGACTTGATGGACTCGACTACGCAAGCGATCCGCTTCCTGAGCGACAAGAATATGCTGGCAATGACGGTTACGCAACCAGAGCCGTTGCCAAAGAGACAGAAGCAGTACACGAACCCCTATGCGATTTAAGAGAGTGCTATGGCTGATCCGATGAGTCCAGATGACGAAGCAGAAGACCCAGCGGGTCAGATGTTTCCGGTTGACGAAGATCCTGATGTGATCGATATGCCTGATGGCGGAGCGATAGTTCGCGTTGATGACAGTCCATCGATAGGCGACTCTGAGTTCTACGACAACCTTGCCGAGACGATGCCAGAGTCTGAACTGGCTGCGATTGGCTCTGAGCTATCGGATCTGGTCGAGAAGGATAAGGAGTCACGCAAGAAGCGCGACGAGCAGTACGAAGAGGGTATCCGACGCACTGGTCTGGGTGATGACGCTCCCGGTGGCGCTAACTTCGTTGGTGCAAGTAAGGTCGTGCATCCGATGCTGACTGAGGCTTGCGTTGACTTCTCAAGCCGTGTGATCAAGGAGATCTTCCCGCCCGGTGGCCCCGCCAAAGAGAAGGTCATCGGCAAGATGACGAGACAGAAGTACGAGAAGGCGCAGCGCCTGACCAACTTCATGAACTGGCAGATGACTAAGCAGATGCCTGACTTCAGGGCAGAGCTTGAGCAGATGGCGACCCAGATGCCGCTCGGTGGTGTCCAGTACCTGAAGATCACATGGGATGCCAAGCGCAAGCGCCCGAACCCGACATTCGTCTCAGTCGATGATGTCTACCTGCCCTACGCCGCAACCAACTTCTACACCGCTGAACGTAAGACCCACGTTCAATACATCACAAGGCTTGAGTACCAGCGCAGAGTCCAGAGCGGTATGTACCGTGATGTTGACCTAGTTGATGCCTCGCTGATCCCTGACCAATCTAAGGCGGAGCAGGCTAACGACAAGATCGAGGGTCGTAGTGGCGGCTCATACAACCCTGACGGGCTGCGGACGATCTTTGAGGTGGCTTGCTTCTATGAGGTTGAAGACGAGATTCTGCCGTACATCATCACCATTGATAAATCCACTAAGCAGGTTCTGGCGATCTACCGTAACTGGGAAGAGGAAGACGAGCAGCAGGAAGAGATGATCTGGATGGTCGAGTTCCCGTTCTTGCCTTGGCGTGGAGCGTACCCGATTGGCCTGACGCACATGATCGGTGGCCTGTCGGCTGCGGCTACTGGCGCACTGCGAGCATTGCTTGACGCTGGTCACATCAACAACTTCCCCGGCCTCTTGAAGCTCAAGGGTGGCTCCGGTGGTCAGACCGACCGCATTGACCCGACTGAGGTGCATGAGATCGAGGGCAGCTTTGGTCAGGATGACATCCGCAAGGTCATGATGCCGATGCCGTTCAACCCGCCTAGTCAGGTGCTGTTCACCCTGCTCGGCTTCCTTGTTGACTCGGCTAAGGGCGTGGTTCGTACCACGTTCGAGGATCTAGCAGACACCAATAACAACGTCCCAGTCGGCACGACGCTCGCTCGCATGGAGCAGGGCATGGTCGTGTTCAGTTCGATCCACGCTCGCGTCCACTCAGCAATGGCTCGCTTGCTGGATGTCCTGTACCGGATTAACCGGATGTACATGGACGAGCAGGACATCATTGACGAGACCGGCGAGCTATTGGCTTATCGCAAGGACTTTGAAGGCCCACTCGACGTTATACCAATCAGTGATCCGAACATCTACTCCGAGACCCAGCGGTTCGCGCAGGTTCAGGCGGTCATGCAGCGGTCGGATACGCACCCGCAGCTTTATGATCTGCGTAAGGTCGAGGAGATGTTCTTAAAGCAACTGAAGATCCCTGATGGGGACTCGTTGCTGATACCGAAGCCTGAAGTGCAGGAGATGAACGCTGTCAATGAGAACTTGGCTGCGACAATGGCTCGCCCAGTGGCTGCGTACCCTGAGCAGGATCACCTCGCTCACTTGCAGGCTCACCTTGACTTCCTCCAATCGCCTGTACTTGGGCATAGCCGTATCGCTGCCCCGACTGCAATGCCGATCCTGCTGGATCATATCCGCGAGCATATGGTGCTTTGGTACGTTTCTCATTCGGTTTCGGTAGCATCAGAGGCCGCTGGCGTAGACATTTCGGGTATGTTCAAGGATCTATCGAAGGAAGAGCGCAAGGATTACGACAAGATGCTGGCTGCTGCAAGCCAGTCGGTCGTGAAAGAGGCAAACGAGGTGCTGAAAGCCATCCCGCCGATCTTGGAGGAGTGCATCCAGTACCTGCAATCGATCCAGCCGCCTACGCAAGACCCTGCCAAGGAAGCAGCGGCAGCAGAGACGCAGCGTCGTGCAGCGGCAGACCAACAGAAGGCGCAACTGGAAGCCCAGAAGATGCAAGCGCAGCAGGCAGAGAACGCTCAAGAAATCCAAGCGAAGATACAAGAGTTGCAAGTCCGACTCCAAGAGGCGAAAATGCGCGAAGATCGTGAGGATATGCGTACCCAGATGGAGGTCGCAGCCCGCATGAAGATGAACACAGACGATAACGACACCGCCAAGCGTCTTGCGGCACTGGAAATTGCGTCTGGCAATAAGGTTGCTGTGTCTACTGGCACTGGCATCAACCCTAACCCGTAAGGAGAGCGACATGGAAGCACTGAATTTGCACAAGGCAATGGCGATGGGCAAGGGCTACCCTACATCACAGGGCGGTAGCGGCAAGGATCCATCCCCAAAAGCACCGAAACCTAGCGGTGACGCTAAGAATCTTACCCGCATGAAATCCTTTGAGGCCAAGACCCCAAAGAGCGGAATGTGATTGAAAAGGTAATTGGTCGAATTAGGGCGGCGCAACAGCAGGCGGCACTCAATGCGGTGTCGCACCCTCCTGCGCCAGACCAGAATATTGAGTATTTGTACGGTCAGAGGGTCGGTTATTACGCCGGACTAGACCGCGCCCTGCAAGAGATCAATGAGATCCTGCGGGACAGGGACGAGAAGGACGCAAAGCTTTAACAACCCAGCATTGGAGAACGAAAATGCTATTAGAAACGCCGTTGGAAATGGAATTTGACTCGCTAGAGGACGCTTTCCCAGAGGTTGAGTGTGGGATTGAGCCGATGGGAAGCCGGGTGATTGTCCAGATCCGCAGAGCAAAGCAGCAAACAAAGAGTGGACTCTACATTCCAGAGGAAGCTCGCAAGACTGAGGCAAGCAACACGCAAGTGGCGAAGGTTGTGGCGGTTGGTACGCTGGCATACCGGAACCGGAACACGATGGAGATGTGGCCTGAAGGCGCATGGTGCGCTGTTGGCGACTTTGTCCGCAGCCCAAAGTACGGCGGTGATCGCTGGACAGTCAAATTGGGTGACGAGGAGATCGAGTTTGCGATGTTTGATGACCTGAACATTCTTGGGCGCGTTAAAGGCGATCCACGGAAGATCAGAGCATTTATCTAACGGCTGAAAGGAGTCGATAATGAGTACCAACACGAATGAGGCACTCGTCGAAGATGATGGCGACGAGGTAAAGGGTCAAGAATACGTTGCCGTTGAGGATGACGAGAAGTCTGGGGCTAGCGCCGAGGACAGTCGCCTTGATGGTGAGGACGATGGCGAAGATGCAAGGCTAGATTCGGATAACGAAGACCGCGAAGACCTGCGCCGCCGTCGCCGTGAAGAGAAGGCAGAGCGTTCCCAGCGCCGCAAGGCTGCGATGGAGCGTGATAAGGCTGAGTTAGACCAGTTGCGCCGTGACAATGCCATGCTTTCCCAGAGAATGCAGGCAATTGAGCGTCGTTCGGCTAATTCTGATGCTAACGCCTTGGAAGCCCGCTTGCGGGAGTCTGAGGAAGAGGTTAGAGCCGCTGAATATGTAATCTCGCAGGCCGTCAATGCTGGTAACGGTGAGGATGTAGCCAAGGCGATCCGTATCCGTGATGAGGCGATTGCCCGTTCCCGTGAGTTGACGGTCGCGCAGATGCAGATGAAGCAGCAGCGTCAGCCGCAGCAGCCTAAGCAGGAACAGGGCTTGCTGGATCCGATTGGTCACAGGCTGGCGCAGGATTGGGCAAAGATCAATTCTTGGTTTGACCCAGATGGTAAGGATGAGCGGTCGAAAGAAGTGATGAAAATTGACCAAGAACTGATAAATGATGGCTATAATCCTAACAGTCTAGAATATTGGAACGAACTGACCTCGTTGACTCGCAATCTGGCTCCTAACCGCCGCTCGCAATCTAAGGGTGGCCCACGGATGGGATCGGGCAACGAGAGAAGTCAAGGTTCAAGCCGTAACGAAGTTTATATTTCACCTGAGCGCAAGGCTGCAATGATTGAGGTTGGCGCATGGGAAGACCCCGTCCGTAGGCAGCGAATGCTAAAGCAATACGCTGAATGGGACAGGAACAATAAATAATGCAACTCGCTGATAAGGAGTGAGAAATGAGTGACGAAAGACTGAAGAAAATCGCAGACCCTGCCCGCCAATCGCGAGCCTCGCAGAATCGTGAGGTTACTGAGAATCGTGAGGTATCTGATGATGACCGAGTCGAGATGTTTAGGCATCAATTTTTTCAAAGCGCATTACCTGACTTACCGAAAATTGATGGGTATCACACTTGCTGGTTGACCACAACAAACCCACGCGACACGATTCAATCTCGTACTCGCCTTGGATATGAGCCTGTAAAGCCGGAAGACATTCCCGGCTGGGAATACGCCACCATTAAAACTGGTGAGTACGCTGGGTTCATCGGGGTCAACGAGATGCTGGCTTTTAAGCTTCCACTGCGTCTATATCAGATGTTTATGGAAGAGGCTCACTTTAATGCGCCTGCGCGTGAAGATGAGAAGCTAGTAGCCATGACTGAAGGTATGCGAGAGCAAGTCGAACGGGCTGGTGGGAAACTCATTGAGGGTGACGGTATGCAGGATTTGCGCTACGTTCCTGAGCGCCCTGTCTTTACTGATTAATGATTAGGGTGCAAGGGTTTGATATGACATATTTTTAAGGAAATATTATGTCGAACACTGTTAATGCACCATTCGGGCTTCGTCCCGTGTACCACCCAAGTGGTTTCGTGCGTCCGCAGGCTTTCACAATGACTGATAGCTACAATACAACAATATTGCAGAATCAGCCCGTGAAACTCTCTGCTGACGGCGTAATCGTACCTGCGGCAATTGGCGATCCATTCATTGGTACTTTCCAAGGTATTGAATTCACCGATTCTGACGGTCGCCGTCGCGTATCCAATAAGCACATTGCAAACAATGTGGCTACAAACATTATTGCCTACGCAACTTCTGATCCGTTGATTGTGTATGAAATTCAATCAAACGCTGCCATCAACGTAACCAATATCAGCAACCAATTCGACACAGGCACAATCACCGCTGGCTCTGCAGTCACTGGTCTGAGTGCTGTTGTGCTGGATGTTTCTACTGTTACTACGTCAGGTAGCGCACAATTGCGTCTGATCGGGATTACACCCGGCCCAGATAACGCATTCGGTGATACTTATGTGATCTGCCAAGTTGAGATCTCTGAGCATCAATATGTTGCTGACAAAGTCGCATTCTAAGGAGAGCGGATTATGAATAAGTTCCTATCTACCGCTTTTTCGAAGGTTAGCGGCTTCGTCAAGAGTATTGGTCATAGCATTAATGATGCCCTGTTTGGCCTTATGGTCAAAAGCGGTCTCATCATGTGCGCTGTGCCAATGCGTTCCACCGACTTCCGCTCGATTGTTGAGCCGATTCTGAACGAAGAGTTCGACGGTATCTACGATCAACGCGCTGACGAGTGGAAACAAGTATTTACCCAGCGTCAAGGCATTCCTCGTAATTACCACGAGGAACCAGTCCTGTACGGTTTTGGTGCTGCACCAGAACTGCCAGACGGTATGCCAGTGACGTATCAGGCTGGTGGTGTTCTGTTTAACGCACGTTACGTTTACAAAGTCTTTGGCCTTGCATTTGCTCTGACCAAAGTCCTCGTAGAAGACGGCGACCACATCTCTATCGGTCAGACCTATGCCAAGCACTTGGCTCAGTCGCTGATTGAGACTAAGGAAACCCTGTGCGCTAACATCCTGAACCGTTCGTTTACTGGCGGCGCTTATGCTGGCGGTGACGGCGTGTCTCTGGTTAACACAGCACACCCAATTGCTGTTGGTACGTTCTCCAACCAGTTGACCACTCCTGCGGCTCTGTCGCAGACCTCGCTTGAGCAGATCCTGATTCAGATTCGCAACGCTGTTGACAACAACGGTAAGCGTATCCGCCTGAATCCTGAGAAGCTCGTTGTCAGCCCATCGAACGTCTTCCAAGCAGAAGTTCTGCTGAAGTCTGTTCTTCGTGCTGGTAGCGGCAACAACGACATCAACCCAGTTAAGTCAATGGGTATGTTGGGTGGCGGTCAAGCTAACCTGTCCCGTCTGACTTCGACTACCGCTTGGTGGATCAAGACTGACGCTAAGGTCGGTCTGCAACTGATGATGCGTCGTGCGCTTGAGAAATCGATGGAAGGTGATTTCGAGACCGATTCGATGCGTTATAAAGCTACCGAGCGTTACATTCCGGGCTTTACTGATCCTCGTACCGTTTACGGTACAGCAGGTATCTAAACCTAGCTAGGGGCTTCGCGCCCCTAGTTTTATTTTACTTTGTCAAGCTTTTCAAGGAGAAGACAATGCCTCAGTTTTCAGATGACCTTTTTCTAGGTTCCGCTATCACTGTTCAGGGTACGGATGCTTACCCTACTGTTTCAACTTTTACTGGCTCAATTGCTACCACTACATTAACTGTCACCGAAATGCTTTCTGGTGACCCAATTACTGTTGGTATGTTTATTGACAGTTCAACGTCACTTACTAACGGAACCTACATTACCGCTTTCGGTACGGGTTCTGGCGGTACAGGCACTTACACCGTAAGCGCTTCACAAACCGTAGCAAGCTCCACAATCGTTGGTTCTGGTAATGCTTTCTTGCAAAACCCGTCTCCAATGAGCGTAGGTGTTGGCCCACTAGGTCGCATTTATTTTTGGGACGTTGTGCCACAACCAAAACTGACAACCAATATTGTTGCCGCTGTCATTACAACTGCTACCACGCTCACGCTTGCCGCAGGCGCAGGGGTGACATCAGTAACCACATATAGTGGCACAACAGGCTTGCAACTTGACTGCCCTCGTGCTGTTTCTACGACTACAGGTGCTGGTAGCCCAACTAGTGTCAACATTACTGTTTCTGGTTACGACTACTACGGTCAAGCCATGAGCGAGGTGATTGCGACAGGTACAGCGGCGTCAACAACCGTTAATGGTAAAAAAGCCTTTTACCAAATTACCAGTGTTGTTTCTTCTGGCGCAAGCGTGGTAACTGTTGCGGTAGGTACAACCGACATCTTGGGTGCGCCATTGCGTATCACTGATAGGGGCTACGTCACTCGCGCTGGCTGGGACAATACCTTGGCTGAAGATGCTGGAACTATGACTGTTGCCGCTACCGCCACAGCAACCACAACCACTGGTGATGTGAGAGGTACTTATTTGCCCTCGTCAGCTTGTGACGGTATCAAGCGTCTCGTAATGGGGATAGGCTTGCCAGCAATTGCGGTTGGCCCAAATGCCACTCGCGTTGGCGCTCTTGGTGTGACTCAAGCGTAATTAGACGGCGGGGGCTTCGGCTCCCGTCTTACTTAGGAGCTATTAATGGCAAACGTGCTTACAAGTCAAACCATCCTTGATGGAGAGCGTTTGGCTATTATTAAAGTTACTGGTCTGGTTGATACCGCAGAAACTGGTGTAATTAAAGTTGATGTGTCTACACTAAACCCTCAAGGTGCATTGGCCTGTACTGGGTGCAAGTTAAATAAAATTTGGTATCAAACTCATGGTTGTGAGGTGGAGTTGCAATATGCTGCAACAACCTCTGTAATGATTATTGCCATCCCGCAAAATAATAGTTATTTTATGGATTACAGTATGTTTGGCGGTATTCCAAACAACGCTGGTGCTGGAAAGACTGGCGACATTACATTTACCACGCGAAATGTATCTGCTAACGATACATACTCAATCGTAATGGAAGTCATTAAGACTTACGGCTGATCATGGCATACATAACCATACCAGCGTTACCAGCGGGAACCGCGCTTACTGGCCTTGAGCAGTTTGAGTCAGTTCAATCATCGGTATCGGTCAAGCTGACCGCAAACCAGATGAAGACGTTTGTTTCTGTCAATCCGACATTTACTGTGTCCGATGCTGCGACTAATACGGTATCAAATGCAGCGATTTTCCAGCACGATACGTCGGGAACTGTTGCCGCTGGTTTTGGTACTGGCATTCAGTTTAATTCTGAGAATGCTGTTGGCGCTATTGTGGACAGTATGGACATTCAGTCTATCTGTACAAACCCAGCATCAGCAGCGGAAGCTTTTGATTACGCATTAAGATTGATAGTTGCGGGTGCTTCGACTGAGGTTGCTCGCATTACTAGCACATATCGTCTTGGCTTAGGCACAAGCACTCCATCGGCTACTTTCCACGGCATTGCGTCTGACACCAATCTAAATACTGTCACCACTGGCTTGCGCTTAGAGCATCTGACATCGTCTGGCTCTGCTGGTAACGGTATCGGTGTTGGCATTGACTTTGTTGCTGAGAATAACGCTGGCGTTGCAAAGCTTGGCGCAAACATTCAAGCGATTGAGGTAGACGTAGGTACTGGCGCTGAAGACTTTGACCTTGCATTTAATTTGATGCTAAACGGTGCGTCACCCACCGAGGTGATGCGTTTAAAAAGCACTGGTCGCGTTGGCATTGGTACAGCCAATCCAAACACTGAGCTTGAAGTTCTGTTTGAGGATGCGACAACTAATGCGGCAGTTACTGTTGCTAGGTTTACCCATGCAACAAGCGGATCCCCAGCGGTTGGTATAGGTACGGCAATCGACTTCTCTACCGAGACTTCGTCAAACGTCTTTAGGACTGGCGGCGCTATTTACTCGGAAGCCAGAAATGTTGGCTTAGGTGTTGAAGACTTTGATATGGCATTTGCCCTCATGATTGATGGCACTGCTGGTACTGAAGTCATGCGTATTACCAATGAAAAGTTCTTTGGCATTAATACCGCGACACCGACAACAAGTATTCAGGCGGTTAGAGAGGATGCGGCGACCAACACGGTCACGCCGATGCTGCGCTTGACGCACACGACATCCAATACGCCAGCAATTGGTATCGGTACATCGATTCAGTTTGAGACGGAAACATCGAACGGCAACAGTGAGATTGGCGGCGTAATTGAGTCGGTGGCCTCAGTGGTCAGCGCCCTCACCGAAGAATTTAACATGGTCTTTAGGACTATGTCTGCTGGCGCTGCCGCAAGCGAAAAGCTGCGTGTTGGCGAGGTAATTTATACGCCCCAGCACATGGGTATTGGTGTAGTCCCTGACAATACTGCTTGGCTCCATACCGGCGCTGGCACTGCTACTACCGCTACGTTTGACCTTGACCCCGGCGTATTGTTGACTACGCCATTCACTGGTGCGTTTGAGTTTGAGGGTAAGTCTCTGTACTTCACGCCAAACGGCACTGAGCGGGCTGTATTGCAAGCAGCGCAGATGTATCAGCTTAATGCTGACCGCACTGGTAACGGCGCTATTACGACTATCCAGTCAATTTTTGGTAAGGCTGTGGCTGTGCAGGCGGGTACTCGTTATCAGTATGAAGTAAACGTCACCATCACCAATACGGCAGCTACTGCAAAGGCGCTGCAATATGCGCTGGCTACTGGCGCTACCTTAACGGCGCATGATTATGAGGTAATTTCAACTAACGCAACAACAGCAGTAACGCCAGCGTCCGCATCTGTAATGCAAAACCGTATAACTACCGGCTTTAATACTTTGGTCAACGTGACAGCCACATCCGGTGCTTCCGCAGTTGCTTTTACTGCTCGCATTCGTGGCTCATTTGATGTGAGCGTTGCCGGTACAGTTGACTTTAGCTTTGGTTTGACTGCGGTTGGTACGGCTGTGGCAATTGTCGCTGGCTCTAACGTAGCTCTGTGGCCTGTTGGCTCCTCTGCTGCTGATACTCAGATTGGTAACTGGACATAATATGGCGATCATTAAAGGCTGGCATTTTGCAAAGGGTGGTCAGGTCAACCTGACTGCCAAGCACAAGAACCCAGAGGGCGGGTTGAGTCAGGCTGGTCGTGATGCCTATAATAAGGCTACTGGAAGCAATTTGAAGCCTCCTGTGTCGAAAGACGCAGCGGCTAAGAGTCCAGCCAAGGCTGCGCGTCGTAGTTCCTTCTGCGCCCGTATGGAAGGCATGAAGTCTAAGTTGACATCGTCTAAAACCGCCAAAGATCCAGACTCACGGATCAACAAGGCACTACGCAAATGGGACTGCTGACATGATCGGACAAAAAATGGCATTTAAGCAGGGCGGCAAGGTCAAAGCACCTTGGGATAAAGACCGTCCTGATGACCTCCCGAAGCCTAAAAAGCTATCGTCCGGTCAGAAATCGGCTGCGAAGAAGGCTGCAAAAGCCGCTGGGCGACCCTATCCAAACCTTGTAGACAATATGCGCGTGGCGCAGAAAAGGAAATAATCATGGGAAACCCAAAGTACGGTGAATTCACCTTCTCAGCGCCAAACGCTCGTCCGACAGTAGCTGGTTACGCGCATGGTGGCAAAGTTGCGATGAAAAAGGGCGGAGCATCCAAAGTTAGCGTCAAATCTGCCAAATTAGTCGGCATGAAGATGGAGCCAGAGGCCACTGTTAAGAAGGAAGTGGCGCTTTTGAAGAAGGCTGGTGCGCCTGCCAAGCTTATCAAGCATGAAGAGCGTGAAGGCGCTCTGATGGGGCTGAAAAAGGGCGGCAAGCCCAAGGGTTACCAGCAAGGTGGCTCGGCTGAGGCTGATGCTATCTCTGGCTCTGGTCATGTATTCCGTGAGGTTGATGGCAAATATATGCACAACAACCAAGAGGTCAGCAAGCAGGAGTTTGACCGCCGTAAAGCAGGCGTTGACCAAAGAATTAAGACTATGCGTGGCCCAGACACCAGCAAGATGTCGCCTAGAGAGCGTTCCAAGTCCGCTTTTGACGAGCTAGATGCTGAAGTCCAGAAGAGCCGTGAGAAGCCGTACAAAAAAGGCGGCAAGGTTGGCTACGCTGATGGTGGTGCGCCTATGAGTGACCGAGAGCGCATGATAATGGAAAGCAGAGATGGTCAGGACAGCGTTGTTTACCGCAAAAGTCCTTTTGATCGCAAAACGGTTGATATGCCGGGGGATTTTCAGGGCAATACCAAAAAAACCGAATTGGGTGAACGCATAGCAAAAGGCGGCAATAAGACTGACCCAATGTTCCGCTTTAAAAAGTTTTCTGAAAATGCCAACGATCTAATCAAAGAAAAGAAAGAGGGCAGGTATTACAAGAAGGGCGGCAAGGTTGGCTATGCTGAGGGCGGTGGCGCTCAATCCGACAAAGAGCTTGCAGCAAAAGAAGATGCTCGTGCAGAGAAGGCTCTGCGTGACCAGCAAAAGGGCTACAAGGAGCATTACAAGCGTGAGGAGGCTGAGAACCGCGCTGACCGTAAGGCGGCTAAGGATGCCTTAATGTACATCCCACGCAAGATCGGTGAAGGCGCTCGCTCTGTTTACGATTCCGTCATGGGCAAGAAAGAGGGCGGGAAGGTGCATTCTGACGTTGCTATGGACAAGAAAGTTGTTCGTAAGGCTGTCCACAAGCACGAGGCTGCAATGCATCCCGGCAAGCCTATGACTAAATTGAAAAAAGGTGGTGTTCCTACCTTCAATCGCACACCTAAGTGCTAACTAAGCAATTTATAATGTAGTCCACCGAGATCGCTGATCCAGCGAACTGCGACTTATAGGAGATCCAAAGTGGCGGTTTCGGGAACAGTTTCGACAACGGTATTCAATACGCGCAAGGTTATTGACCATGCGTTTCGTAAGTGCCGCCTGCCTCCAGAGGGGGTGGGTGGTGAGCAGATGACTACGGCTCAGGAGACGCTGTATCTAATCCTGTCCATGCTCGCCAATCGCGGCCTTCAGCTTTGGTGCATCGAAAAGCTGATCTTGCCTCTCTATATAAACGAAGCTGCCGTCCCGGTGGGGAATGGCATCGTTGACCTGCTTAACACAAATTACAGAACAATGCAGTACCTGACCCCGGCTTCCGAAACGGCTGCGGTGGATAGGGTGACTTTTGTTTTTAGCACGACTGAGATTGTTACGACCGTAGGCATTAATTGGCTAGGCGCGTCGGCGGCTTTCAACCTGCAAATCAGCACCGATGGCGTGGTCTGGGAGACCGTCAAGAGCGTCAGCAACCCTAACCTGACGGCTGGTGAGTGGATATGGGTTGACATCGATGGTAGCCTTGCCACCCAGTATTTCCGTGTACTGGCTCCCGGTGGCCTGCTTGATCAGGACACGGTACTGGTCGGCAACACCCCGAACGAGATCGTCATGGCGCGTCTAAACCGCGACAGCTACTCTAACCTGCCCAACAAGACGTTTACTGGTAAGCCGCTTCAGTTCTGGCTTGACCGTACCTTAAATGAGCCTGTGATGTATATCTGGCCTGTGCCGAACGAGTCTCAGGCTCTGGGTCAGGTGGTGACCTACGTCAAGCGGTACATCATGGATGTTGGCTCGCTGACCGAGGAGATCGAGATCCCTCAGCGTTGGTTTGAGGCGATTGTGTATCAGCTTGCTGCAAGGCTTGCTGAGGAGCTTCCGCAGGTTGACCCATCGATGTTGCCGGTGCTTGACCAGAAGGCTATGCGGTCGCTTAACGAGGCTGAGATGGAGGAGCGCGACAACTCCCCAATTTATTTCACTCCCAATATTGCGGTGTATACAAGATGAGTATCTTTTACGACCCAACGGGTAAATCAACTTACGGCATCGGTATATGCGACCGTTGCAGTCGAAAGATGTCGATTGCGGATTTGTACTCTGATCCTAACAGCCCCGGCTTACGGGTCTGCCTTGAGGATCTGGATGATCTCGATCCTTATCGATTGCCTGCAAGACAGACGGAAAATATTACTCTTCCGTTTACGCGCCCAGACACGCCTTTGGAGGCTTAAATGGCAATAACGATTATCACAAAAAACAGCGCCGTAGCTGGACTAGCCCCATCCTCTGGACAGCTTGTTCAGGGTGAATTAGCGGTCAACGTAACCGACAAAATTTTGTATACGTTGGATGCTGCCAACAATGTTGTGCTGCTCTCGTCGGGAAGTAACTTTACAACCCCAGTTACTGTAACTGTAAATAGCGCATCTACTGCCGTCGTTGTCACCCAAACTGGCTCTGGCGGTGGTATGCGGATCACCAATACGGGTGCTGGCAATTCGTTTGTCGTTGAAGACAGCGCAAACCCAGACAGTACGCCGTTTGTGGTTGATGCTTCAGGCAATGTTGGTATTGGAACAACATCTCCTTCACAAAAACTCACAATTGTTGGTGCGTTGACGGCTTCTTCTGATTCTTCGTTTACCTCTACGGGCGCTCTGTTGGTTAGCAAAGGCACGACCGCAGAGCAGCCGGGAACTTCAGTAACCGGGATGATTCGCTATAACATCACGACGAATCAGTTTGAAGGTTATAGCGGCTCCTCCCCGGCTTGGAAGTCGATTGGTGGATCGACACTTTCTAACGACACCAGCACAGCAAGTAATCTGTTTCCGGTCTTTGCAGGGGCTACGAGTGGTACGGCTGAGAGCCTGTTTACCTCTAATACAAAGTTGCTCTATAAGCCTTCTACGGGTGAATTTAGCGCATCTGTTCCTAGAGCCTCTAATGGTATTTTTGCAAGTAGCGCGACAATTACAACGAGCTACACGGTAGCGGCTGGTGATAACGCGATGTCTCCGGGTGTCATTACGATTGCCGACGGTGTCGTAGTAACAGTATCTGACGGTTCGCGTTGGACGCTTGTGTAAAGGGATAAAACATGGCAACAATAATTAAAGCAGGTAACGTCGCATCTGGCGCACAGATAACGCCTGACGCTACCGGCATCCTACAGTTAAATACTGGTTCGGGCGCAGGTACGGCTGCAATGACGATTGATGCGTCGCAAAACGTAGTGCTTGCTGGTACTGTTTCTTCCGGTGCTATCACTTCTTCTGGCGCTATTAATTCTTCTGGCACTATCACTTCCTCTACGGGGACTTTGTACCCACTTGTGTCGGCTACCGCAGTTTCAACTGCAACGACTTCGTTTACGGCTTCTATTGCTAGCACTACCATGACGGTCACTGCTGTTGGCTCTGGAGTCATTGCAGTTGGTCAGTTAATTACAGGTACGGGTGTAACGGCTGGTACAACCATTCTTGCACAGCTTACAGGTTCAGCAGGAAGCACTGGAACTTATACAGTCAGCGCATCACAAACGGTTGCATCAACTACGATCACTGTTGTTGGTATAGATTTTTACAACATACCTAGTACGGCAAAGCGGATTACCGTGATGTTTGACGGTGTGAGTACAAACGGCACATCAAACCTGATTGTTCAACTTGGCGATTCTGGCGGTATTGAGACAACAGGTTATAACGGCGGCCACACTGCATTTTCAGCTTCGGGTGTTTCGGGTTCTTCACAGACAACTCATATTACTGTGTATAGCCAGACTACAGTGGCAGACACTTGTTCTGGTTCAGGAACTATATGTTTACTTAGCGGGAATACTTGGGCGGCTTCAGGTAATACATTCTCGCCAGCACCAAGGGGAACAATGTTTGCGTCGTCAAAAACTTTATCTAGCACGTTAGACCGCGTTCGTATTACAACAGGCAACGGCACAGATAACTTCGATGCTGGCTCAATTAACGTCATGTGGGAGTAAGAAATGACCGCTGGAATAAAAGCAAACGTCGATGGTTCCGCAGCTATTCAGGTAGGTGGGTCAGACTACATCACGATTAGTTCTGCTGGTGCAGTAACTGTCCCACAAACGCTAGCCGTTACTGGCACAACCACCTTGACTGGCGCTACGACTGCTGGATCTCTTCAGGTTAGTGGGGCTGCTACCGCTGCGTCTCTTCAGGTTGGTGGCGTTGCTACAAATCTCTATCCGTTAGTGTCGGGTACAGCGGTAGCGTCTACGTCTGGTACTTCGATTGATTTTACCGGCATACCGTCGTGGGTTAAGCGCATTACGGTGATGATAAGCGGTTTGTCTACAAACGGTACTTCAGATCCTTTAGTTCAGTTGGGAGATTCTGGAGGGATAGAAAACACAGGATATGTTGCTGGTGCGGCGGTTATGACCGGAAGTTCTGCTGGGTTTTCTTCAACCGCTGGGTTCCCTATTTCAGGTTCTTGGTCTGCGTCAGTATTGTTTAGCGGAATTATTACTTTAGCATTGCAAGATGCAACAACTAATACATGGACAGCTAGTGTGGCTGGTGGCAGGACTGACACTTCTGGCGCTTTCTCCGGCGGCGGGTATAAACCACTTTCCGCGACATTAGATCGTGTTCGTATTACAACCGTTGGCGGGGCAAACACTTTTGATGCTGGCACTATTAACATCATGTGGGAATAATCATGCACAGAATCGTAGTGGACTGCCAAACAGGCGAAGTGACACAAGTGGAATACACGGTTGAAGAGCAAGCTGCATATGATGCTGCTATAGCGGCACAGGCAAAACCAGAGCCAGTAGTTGAGCCAACGCCAGAGCCTGTAGCAGAACCCGCACCTGAAGGAGAAGCATAATGCCCCTCGTACTAGACGGCACAAACGGAATTAGCGGAGTAGACGGAACTGTGTCTAACCCGTCTTATGAAGGCACAGACAGCAATACGGGCATCTTCTTCCCTGCTGCGGATACGATTGCCTTTGCCACGGGCGGCACAGAGGATATGCGTATCGACTCCACAGGGCGAGTTACGATACAAATGGCCTCCAATGGCGCACTGGTTGCTCTGACAAGCTCTGCTGCTTCAATTGCGGTCAATCTGAACCTAGCCAACAACTTCACGCATACTACGACGGAGAACACGACGCTAGCTAACCCGACCAACATGACGCCGGGTCAGTATGGTGTGATTGTGATTACGCAAGGCGCTACGCCACGCACGATGGCTTTTGGATCGTACTGGGACTTTTCTAATGGCGGTGTTCCAAGCCTGACTGCAACTGCTTCAGCGGTTGATGTTCTTGCTTTTTACGTTTCAAGCTCGACGAAGATTATTACCAACTTCTTGCCGGACGTTAAGTAATGAGCGTAATGATTGGAAGTTCATTGTTTCTCAATTCGGCTGGTTACCAGATCAGCCGTTCTGTGCGGCTGCGGTCAAGCGCGAGTGCGTATTTGAATCGGACGCTGACAACGCCCACCAGCGGTTCAATCTGGACTTATTCGCTGTGGGTCAAGCGTGGAGCATTGAACAGCAATCAGCAACTACTGTCTGCTGGTGCGTCTGTATCAGATCAGATTTACTTTCAAGGTGGCGGCACAGACAAGCTGATCGTTTATCTCGGCGCATCGCAGACAACGACGCAGGTATTTCGCGACCCATCTGCTTGGTATCACTTTGTGTTTGCGGTGGACACCACACAGGCAACCGCATCAAACCGACTGAAGATTTATCTCAACGGCAGTCAGATCACCGCATTTGATGCGACTGGCTACCCGACACAGAATTCAACGACAAAGATCAACAGCGCAGTCGCGCATTACATTAGTCGGTATGCCGCGTCTGCATCTGATTATGTTGATGGCTACCTCACCGAGATCAACTTCATCGATGGTCAAGCCCTGACACCAGCGTCATTCGGTCAAACTAATGGTACTACTGGCGTATGGTCACCTATTAAGTACACAGGCACATACGGCACAAACGGCTTCTACCTGAATTTCAGCGACAATTCTGCGGCAACTGCTGCGGCTATCGGCAAGGACTACTCAGGCAACGGCAACAACTGGACACCGAACAACATCAGCGTGACTGCTGGCGTGACGTATGACTCCATGCTGGATGTGCCGACGCAGTGGGCTGATGGCGGGAATGGGCGGGGGAATTACTGCACTGGTAACCCGTTAATTATGTATAACGGCGGCGGCGGTGCTGCCATCATCCCCAAGAACGGCAACCTTGATTTAATCGGCGGCGCTGGTTGGGCTATGGTTGGTTCAACAATCGCCGTATCGACGGGTAAGTGGTACTGGGAGGCTACGTTTTTTAAACCCGGTAGCGGCGATGGTGTGCTTGGAATACATAAATCGAATACTTCATTATTTCAAATTGTTGGTTATTCTGGCGATCCAAACGGTTATAGTTACGCAGCAAATGGAAATAAACTAAACAACAGCACTGGCGTTGCCTATGGCGCAAGTTATACAAATGGCGATGTTATTGGTGTTGCGCTTGATTTAGACGCTGGAACGTTGACGTTTTACAAAAACAACACTTCTCAAGGAATAGCGTTTTCAAGTTTGTCTGGTGAATTTTTCCCTGCCTTTTCTTCAGAGACAGCATACTTTCAAGCCAACTTCGGTCAGCGCCCCTTCACCTACACACCACCCACAGGCTTCAAAGCACTGAACACGCTGAACCTGCCGACACCGACGATCCTGAAGGGCAATCAGTATTTTGATGTAAATCTGTGGACGGGTGACCAGTTGGCAAGAACCATCACTAATTCTGGTGGAATGCAGCCTGACTTCCTGTGGACGAAATGCCGCAGTTTCGCAGAAAGTCACCGTTTGAGCGATTCTGTTCGCGGTGGTAATGGTACTGTTTTGGGGACTTTGTCGTCGAACTCTACAGACGCTGAAGCGTTCGACACCGATGTGACCGGGTTTACCAGTAGCGGTTTTAATATCCGTGCGGGAACCAACACGCCCAACGTCACAGGACGCACCTACGTCGGCTGGACTTGGCAAGCTGGTGGTGCAGCGGTGACAAACACTGCTGGGAGTATTACATCACAAGTATCCGCTGGTGGCACTCAAGGTTGTAGTGTCGCTACTTTTACATCAACTGGAGCGTCAGCTACTGTTGGTCATGGTCTTGGTGTTGCTCCAAGTATGATTATTTTGAAGTCTAGAAATAACATATCTGGGTGGAACAGTTTTCACATCAGCCTTGGCAACACACAGCAAATCAACTTGCAATCCACTGCCGCCGCAACATCAAGCATTGATTGGTGGAGAAACACCAGTCCAACATCAACTGTGTTTACTATTGGCGCAAATTTTCCCAATACATATACATGGGTTGCTTATTGTTTTGCTCCTGTCGCGGGCTTTAGCGCATTCGGCAGCTACACAGGCAACGGCAGCGCGGATGGGCCGTTTGTGTTCTGCGGGTTTAGGCCGAGGTTCATTCTAATAAAAGAATCAACTCCGAATGCTAGAGGATGGCGCATTTTTGATACCGCTAGAAGTCCATTTAATCAAGCTGGTTTAACTTTGTCACCTAACGCCGCCGATGTTGAAGACACTGGTTCAGGTTTGTACAACCAAATGGATATATTGTCGAATGGCTTTAAGCTAAGAGCAAGCACAAACTCTGAACCAACAAATGAAAGCGGAGCAACCTATATCTTTGCTGCCTTCGCCGAACACCCATTTAAGAACGCACTAGCGAGGTAATTATGTTTATGCTTAATGGATCGCCACTGGCGCTCGACACACCGTTTACATCAAACGACATTCAATACCCAGCCAACTGGCTGCGTATGACAACGATGGAGGAGAAGGAGGCTATCGGCATTACCGAAGTCGCCGAACCTGATCGTTATGATGATCGCTACTACTGGGGCGTAGGTAACCCAAAAGACCTAGACCAGTGCAAGGCAAACATGGTTACGCAGATTAAAGCTGCGGCTGGCTCAATGCTGGCTCCGACTGATTGGAAAGTGATACGCGCCACAGAAACAGGAATCCCGCTAGATGCCGATATGCTGACTGCGCGAGCCAATATCCGCGCTGCGTCAAATACTAATGAGGCTTCTGTAGCTGCTTGCACTACGGTAGATGAGCTTGCTGCCTTACAACTAAATTGGCCTGAGAGCAACTGATGGAACCTCAATTTTTAATTAATGTTGGATTTACTGTTACCGGTTTCTTTGGTGGCTGGATCTTGAATAGCCTTGCAAAATCAATAGCCCGTCTTGAAGACAAGATGTCTGATTTTACTTTGCTGTATGTGCAGAAGGAAGACTATCGTCGCGACATAGACGAGGTAAAAGATATGTTGAAGCAAATATTTAACAAGTTAGATAACAAGGCAGACAAGTGAAGTGGATCCACTTACTCTGCTTGCTGCTGCTAATGCGGCTGTCGCAGCCGTAAAAAAGGGTTGTCAACTTTATAAAGATATAAAAGGTGCAGCCGGGGAAGTCAAAGGTGTATTGGACGATTTGAAGTCGCAGTTTGGGAAGATTCAAAATCCCACAAATGCTCAGAAAATTCAATACAACGAAGAAGTAGTCCGAGTTCAGGAGATAGCCAAGGCCGATCCGAACAACGTGTTTCTCCAGATTGGTAATGATCTGGGTGCTTTAATGGATGCTTACGATGCAATAGGTCAGGCATTCTTGGCGCAGGAAGCAGAAGCAGCAAAGGTTTATACGGGTAAAGATTCGGTAGGAAAACGGGCGTTGAACCGGGTCATTATCCGGTCAAGACTAGATGCCATGTTTGCCGAACTACGGGAAACAATGGTCTACAAAGCACCGCCAGAGCTAGGCGACTTGTGGGGCAAGTACGAAAAGATGTGGAAGCAGATCGTCATTGAGCAAGACGAAGCGCACAAGCGGGAGACTGCAAAGATTCAAATTGAAGCAGCGCAAAGACGCAAACGGCTAAGGAAAAGAAAAGAGGACGCAGCATGGGTTGGGGCAATCCTTTTCGTCGTGGCGTGGTACGTCGGAGTGTTAGTACTGATTCGGACGAGCCACACATACCGTGGAGCCTTCTCATCGCAGTGGTGGTCTTGTGTTTTGTGCTAGTGATCGCGCTGCCGGTCATGGGTATTATGTATATGGACATGAACAATGCGATGTACCGGGCTGAAGAAGAAACCCGCAAGATGAAGGAGTTGCGGTTAAAAGTTTTACGGGAAATGAGGGGTGAAGAATGAATTGGTCGGA